ACGGAGGAAAGAAACAGGGCCGAATGGAAGCAGGAGAGGCGGAAGTTTTGTTCGTTTGATTTAAGATATCCTTGTTAGTTACTTAACCGGGTTGGAGAATCCGTTACTCTCTAAACTACGACATTGTAAAGGAGTGCAACCTAATGCGTGAAGTTAAAGGTTTTACCTGCAAAGGAACTTATCGTAGAGCAAAAATGCAGGATTACTCCAATAGAATGTCGAAAGCGGATGGGACACACCTCTGGAATAACACGGTTGCACATATTCTAGAGGAACAAGGCTTTGATATTAAAGAAGACCCACGTAGTATTTATGACCCAGAACAACTTTGGGAGGCTTTAGAAAGATACTCACCAATGAATGATACATGCGTGGATCAGTCAGATCCCCATCTTAAACAAGGAATAAGGATGGCGTGGAAGATCTATGCTAAACCGAAATATTATACTCATATCAAAGCTTTGAGGACAGTGCAAGAGATAGAGAAAGCAATTAAGGGAGAGAAATTTGCTGGACTTCCAACTATGGGAAAGAAGCGAGATGACTTAATTTATGGATTAGACAGAGAAGCTCAAGTACTTAAAGGAATTAAGGCACCAGCTCCTTGCTTAGCTGGAAAAAGATGTCAGCGAGGAAACAAAACACGTTTAGTGTGGATGTATCCTATGGAGATGACTCTTATGGAAGCACGTTTTGCACGGCCTCTCATCGACAACCTTCTCGATAGGAGAACGACTATGGCTTTTGGAATGAAAAAGTTTGAGATAGGAGCTCTTGTTGATTCAATCTGTTATCATACAGATGGAACTCCAGTAGCTCTGGACTATTCAAAATTCGATTCAACCATTCCAAGCTATCTTATCAAACAAGCTTTTAAAATTATAGCAACATGGTTTACTGAAGAAGATAAGAAGGAGTTCGGATTCGAGATTGTAGAGAAGTATTTCCTTAACACACCTATTGTTATGATTGATGGGAAACTATACACTGGCAAGAAACACGGTGTACCGTCAGGAAGCTATTTTACTCAAATAGTAGACAGCATTGTTAATACAATACTAATTGGAGCTATGTCGAGTAAATTCAAATGGGGAATACAGTGGACAAAGTTTCTAGTATTAGGAGATGATGTCATTATGAATGTCAAAAATCCTAATATCGAAGAAATGCGTTCCTTTCTCGAACGCTTCGGCATTATATTGAACGCATCCAAAACCAAGCTTGAAGCACATTTTCTCGGTGCAGACTGGAGATATGGGAAACCATATCGTGATTTTGGCGAGTTACTCGCTATGGCAACACAGCCTGAAAGTTTCAAAAAGATGGGAAATACAGAATTGGAAAGATATCAATCTGCCATCGCGCTATTAATTAATTATTGTTGTTCTTATACTAATGCTTGGAGGATGTTGAATAAGCGCTTTCATTCCCCACAAGCTATGAACTATTACGAATACAAGATTCGACCTGAATTGATGAGTGGCTCTGATAGGTATATACAGGAGTACTTAGAGAAGAAGGAAGACCGTAGTGTCAGTCGAATCACGTTAGTTAAGAGATTCTTAGCTTAG